GCCAGTAGTAGAACTTTCTCCACCAGTAACAAACAATGCACTTTCTGGTGACTGACCATCACGATTTTGTTTTCCAACAAAAGCGGATTTTGCCATTTTACCAATCATACCTTTACCCGCAATTTTTCCTATTGTGTTTTCGTAAGCAGTTTCTCTATCTTTTGCATTCTTGAAAAAAATGTCTGTTTTACCAGTATTTGCTGAACCACCTTGTAATTTGACCAACTTAAAAATATTCAGTTTCATCAAATTCATATCTCTTGCCATCATAGGCAAAGTCATAGTATTTTTTGCGGTTAAACTTGAGGTTGTAGCTAGAGTATTCAATACACTATTGTCGATTCCTCCACCCACATTACTAGAAACTTTTTCGGCAACTCCTTTGCCTCTAGTCGCATTAAATGATTTTAAAGAAGGAAACATAGAAACAAGAAGACCTGATTGATCAAGCATTTGTCTTGGGTCTATTTTTTCCTTCAAACTTTTGCCAATAGAAGAGCCTAAACCGCCACCGGTCTTTTTTTCATTTCTATAAATTTCTGCAAGTCTTGTTGCCATGTTTATCTCTTAGCTAGTTTTTGTTGTTTTAATTTTTCGTTTTCTTCTTCTAAATACTGAATCAATAATCCCACATAAATTTCTCTTTCCCACGGTAACATATTTTCTAATTCAGTCAAACTATATTTGTGGTGTTGCATAAGTGCAAAGTTTGTATTATAATAGTTACCTAAATTTTCGTGAGAAAGAGCTATATGAAAAAACTTTGAAGTCCCTCAACAGGAATCTTTTCTTCATATTCACACTTCTTACATTTAAATTCAATCGTGTGTTTTATTTTAGGTGCAGTTTCAAAGAAATTTTGTATTTTTTCTAAATCTTTTTGTTGCATACTATCAATAAATTCAACAAGTTCTTCTTTTGGAGTATCTTTTGCTTTGTAAATATTATCTGTATCATACACATAGTCAACACAATTAGTCAGTAACTCCATTAAAATTTCATTTTCTGATTTACCATCTAATTTTGTAATCATTTCGAAAGTTGGATACTTCATGACAATGCCCATTTTTTCACTTAACTTTATAGTGTTATCGTGACCTTCGCCTTTAGTTGGCTTTATGTCTAATAATTTTATTTCAAATTTTTCAAGTGAATCACATTGTTCATCTTCACCTTTTTCATCTTTGACTATATTATTGCATTTGTACCTAAGTTCGACAATTTCATTAACAGACCTTGCTCTTAAATTTAAGAACAAATATTCCAAATCAAATGTTGGAAGGTCATCGATATTGATATCATCCACAATACAATTTTTTAGTATTTGTTTTACAACATTAACTGTTTCATCATTGTTGTCTTCTCCTTGGGATATCATTAGTAAAAGTTTTTGTTCTTTCACAAGAAAAGGTCTAAACCTAATTTTCTTTCCAGATGATATAAGTGTCAATTCATAAATCGGTACATCTAATTTTGGTAACATAATAACCTCGCTTTTTAATAATTAAAGTGCTCTTCCAAAAGGCAACAATCTTGAACCTGCAGCGCCAAACAATGCGGCCGCCGCAGCACCAATGTCATAAGTGCCTTCGTAAATTGTTTTATATTTTTGATATGCAAATTGTACTTGAAGTCTATGAAATGAATCATCAGACCAACTAACCGCCTGTGATGCAACTCCAATAGGAAATGCATCAATCAATTCTACTGCATAAATTTGTTTAATAAAATCATCATATTGAATGATTTTAACATTAGTCATATACCTTGATTTATCTCCTTTTGGAAACCTCAAGTTATTTGTATCTGTTGGGTGAATTGCTTCCATCCAACGGTCGAATAATTTTCTCTCATAAAATTCATTAGTGCATAAAAATGTTAATGATGTATCACCATATTGTGTTTGATAAGGAATTTTGAATGTTGGGCCATAAATTTTAGCGTCAGCTGTTACTAATGTTTTACCAGGCAATTCAGCAGATTCACATTGTAATGCTAAGTTTCTTGATAGTGACGCATTAGATGTTCTGGAATAACCATTTGGATCTTCTTGAGCACCAGGTCTTCTTAAAGCAGAATTGATTGCATCTGATACATTACCAAAAATTGAATTTGGAAAATTTAAAATCTTTTCAAGAATAGAATTTCCAACAAAAGAATTGATATAAGGTGGAATAGGAAGAATAACTTCAAATCGTGAAGTCTTTGCTGGGCCATCTTTAGACCTAATATTAGATAGAAATAGATTTGGTGAAAACGACATTAGAATTTTTTCCTTGAGTCTGCGTAAACTTTACTTGTGCTGGCACCAACAAATGATTCCACAGGTAACATTGCAGCAATGTCCCATTCATCTGCGGTAATTTCTAAAAATCTTGATTCAATCTGTGTAAATAAATATCTCTTAATACATGGTGTTGCTTCAAATATTCTTGACGCAGCTGATAGATAACGGTAGTTAATTTTAAACTTTGTTTTTTCATCATAGGTATTATTACTTGTTGTATCACTTAATTTGTCCAACAAAACCATTCGGTGTTTGGGGTGAATATAGTGAAGATTCAACCCAAGAAAACCATCATTATATTGTTCAATAGGAATTACTAAAGGAAACTTATCATAGTAAGGCATTGAGTCTTTTGTTTTTGGATCATAGAAATAGAAATACATTCTTCCAATCATAGAAGAAGTCCTAAGCCTTTGCCTGTCTGTCATTAATCCAGAAGATGTTGGTTTCAAATCTTTGGCTTTTGCTCGCAACCATTCCCTAGACGCATTGGTTCTAGGAGACAGACCTTCTTTTGCAAGTGATGCTTTAATTCTATCAAGTAATTTTGCCATCTTCTATTTATCTCATATGCCTAAGTCTTTTTCGGTTAACACTTTAAATTGCCATCTATGTTCTTTGCAAAACAAATCGGCAGCTCTCCACTTTTCTTGGTTCACGGCATATGCTGCAGACTCTTGAATAAATCGTGCCGTTTTGCGTCTCCGAACTGGTTGTTTCGTCTGCGACTCTGGCTTTATCTCTAGTATCAGTGTAGTCTCCTGGCCGTCTTTCCGTTTGATCCTGACGATGAAATCTGGAAAATAACGATGCACTTTTTGATCAATAGGAGACTTGTAGGGTATGGCAATCTCTTCCGATGCCCACCAAATAACATTTGAGTTATCGTCTAACCACTTCATTACCCTAAACTCCCATGAAGAACGGTAGACAATGTTTGTTGCATTGCCGTTATACTTCTTTGGATTCTTAGGATTGAAAATTCCTTTTTTATATGACATAAATACTATCTATAACTCTTTAGGACAATCATGGCACTTTTTGGTTTATCAGATATATCATTTAATAAAGGTACTTCCTCAAGAAAGGGTCCTTTAGCGGCTTTAGTGGGTAACGAATTTAAAACGACAACATTAAGATATCCACTAGATATTGGTAATGCAGATAAAGCACATTACATGGTGTTTTACATCAAAGCACAAACAGCAACGCAATTTAAGTTTACCGCCGCAAAAGATTTTACCTCTGAAGATTACGCACAAGCTGGTTCAGCCAGTTCAATTAGGGGTGCGATGAGTGGTGGCGGTGCATCATTAGGACAACAACTTTTAGCCAAAGTCAATAGTGGACTAGGACAATTAAATGCAAAAACAAATGGTGCATTAGGCGGTCTTACAGGTGCTTTAGGTAAAGCAGCAGGTGGTCTTGCAAGCAGTGTTGACAACCTGTTTGGTAAAGCAAGTTTATCTATAGGTGGTAACTCTGCATCAACCAGTGCTCATATTGACACTTCAATAAAAGCAATTACAAATAAAAGTTTTTTAAAAACAACGCAATTGACTACAGATGCTATTGCAATGTACATGCCAGATTCTTTGAATTATTCTTACGCCCAATCATATAGTGATTTGAGTTTAGGTAATGAATTGGGCGGTAAAGCATTAGCCGCAGGCGCATCATTAAAAGATGCGTTTAAGAGTGGTGAAGGTGCCTCGGGTAAGGCCGGTGCAGTTCTTAAATCTGCCGGCACATCCGCTGGACTTGAGGCGGCTTCTGCGATTGCGGGTGTAGTAGGCGGTGTGGCAGGTTCTGGTACTGCACAATC